GGGATTTTTGTTGATAACATGACAGGTGGTACTACATTCTCAGCATCAACAATTCCATTGGAAAATGAGTACGATAATAGATTTTATACTATATTTTCAGATTCAATAATCCCGACAGAAAAAAGAGAAACATTCATTGATTCACTAATGTTGAATGTGAGTAATTTATTTGGGATAAGAAATAATTTAGAAGAAATTGTTAATACTCTTGCTCAAAAATATAATAATGAAAAATTGTTTAAGAATAATGAATTTTTAAATTATTTACAATCCTCAGATTATACTCAATTTTCAAATTATAATCCGTTTGATTTTAACGACGGAGTTTCATTAAACACAAGAGAAAGGGTGATGAATTTTAGTGACCAAGGAGTTGGGCAACAGTATTATGAAGAAATAAAAAATATCTATAAAACTGTAAATACTAATCAAAACTCTCAGACATACTTAGGTAAGAAAACATTTTATTAATATGGCGAATGAATATTATAATAGATACGACAATTTTATTTTTAATGGTACCCAAATAACTGTACCTTATGTACAAATACCTGCCAAATTGACAGATAAGACATATGTGTATAGACTTGGGATATCAAGATTAGATAAAGTATCACAACAATATTATGGAACGCCATACTTTGGATGGTTCATTTTAAATATTAATGGTTTTGTTGGGGGGTCTGAAGTTAACATACCTGATAGTACAGTTCTTAAAATACCCTTCCCTTTACAATCATCTTTGTTAGATTATAAATCAGCATTAGACACTTATTTTTTCTATTATGGCAAATTATAACAAAGAGGGGGACATAGTTGTTAAAGAAGAATTTAACAATATTTTTATTGTTAACCCAAATCAAGAGTATGCCAAAGATGGAAGTGCTGTTGATAGAAACATTAAACAAGAGGATTTGGTTATGTATGCAAATCTTGAGGCTAATGTACAACCAAGAAGTAGATTGTTAATATCTGAAGACGGTGATTTGAATGTTAATTTGATTGCAACATCCAACATCAACTTTCTAAGACCTAACGGACAAGATTATTTAACGACCAAATGGACTAGTAGTTTTACCAATAATACACAAAGTCAAACATGGAACTCTGAACTACTTGGAATTACAAATATTTCATATTCAGTAAACACTTCATTTACACCAAAAGTTATTATTACTTTAGAAGATGTTCAAGGAAGAGCATTATTTGAACCTGGAGACGAATCGGTGTACTCTTCATTTTTTAACCTACCATATCCAATTTTTTACCTAACATTAAAAGGTTATTATGGTAAGACAGTTAGATATCCTTTACTATTACAAACATTCAACGCATCTCTAAATCAAACATCTGGTAATTTCCAAATAAATTTAACATTTATTGGTTATAAATTCACAGTATTGACAGATTTAATGCAGGCGGACTTAATATCATTACCCCACATGTATTTGAAAAACAACAATAACAATGTGGTATCACCAGTTTCAAAAACAGGAGGACAAAACGGGGAGCTGAAAAATACTTCAGGTAATAATGCATATCTTGGTAATCAATATCTAAAAGAAGTTTATGAAACATATAAACAATTAAAAGTAATTGACCAAAATTTTCCAATCTTAACGGTACCTCAATTGTTAGTAATGTTGGAGAATTTAACAACTGACACTTTAAAAAGATTCGGGGAAGAAAATGCTGATGATATCACAAATTTAGATAATTACGCTAATGTGTTAACTGAGTATCGACAAAAGGTTTATGCTGGGCAATTTAGTTGGTTTGACACTAACACTGATAAAAAATATTTTTTTGTAATTAGAGATGAAAAAAATCAAAAAAACATAAAATATTACAAACCTGATAACTTAATTGCTAGCGTTGATTATTATAACAGTCTAAAGGCTGTTGTTAATACATATAACACAAAATTAGTATTAAATCCGTTAATGGGTGATGGTGGGATATATTCTTTTAAAAGAATACCTGCTCTCAGAAATTTGACAATATTTAACACTGATAAAGGTCCTGAGGATTTCGTATCACAAGTTAATGTTATTGAAACTCTTAAAGAAAGGACTGGTAAAGACAAATTTACGGATACCGAAATTGATGCAATTAAGACTGAAGTGCAGATACATTTCGAAATGGTTAAAAATTTAAATGAACAATTACAGAAAAAACAAAAACCACCGGTGCCTGTTTTTTATTTTTATGATGGACCAAACGGATTTAAAGAAGTTTTAAATGATATTGATAAAGTTTTCCCTAAAATAAAAGATAAAATAGAAAACGAATTAACTGAAAAGTTTACTAAATTATTAGAAAGTCCGAAAGGGTTAGGATTTAGACCAACAATTAGAAATATTGCTGCGGTTATTATGGCATCTTCTGAAGCAATGTTAAGAATTTTAACCGATGTTCATAAGAAAGCATTTGATAAAAGAGATGACACCGATAGAAAAAGGTCAGTTAGTTTAACAAGTTATCCTGATTTAAATACAAATATTACTAATTCTCCTGTGTTCCCTTGGCCATTATTTACCACTGAAAATGAAACATCAAAGGGAGATAAAAAATATTTAATTTCATATCCTGGCGACCCTAAATTTGTTGGGATAACAAATGGTGATGATTATAATGTGTGGCCCGAAGTTGAGTTTGTTGAACAATATGTTAAAGGATTTCTACAAAGACAGTTACCTCCGACAAACCCTGTAATCGAAGAGAGTGGAATTTACAAATTTTTAATTAATGGTTACGACACTCCTCCTACAAATATACCATATTCTGACTTACAAATTATAAAATTCTTTTATGAAATGTACGATAGAATTTTTGCTTTAAGTTATTACCAAGGATTTGTTAGGAATGAGTATGATGAAATTTTGAATTTATTATCGGACGCAGAACTAAATAATATTCTAACTGAAATTATAAACAGTGATGAAATTAGAAGAATCTTTAAAGAGGAAACTTTGAATTTATATGTTTATTTTTTAGAATACTTAAAAGTTATTTCATCTGCAGGACAAGGAGAAAATTTCCAAAAATTAATAAGAGGTGTTATCACTAATGAATTTTTAAATACCGAGTTAATTCAATCTGTAAAAGTTCTTGATGAGGATTTACCACCAATTAATTTGTTTAGTAAATATGAAACAAGTTTAGAGAATTATCTAAAAAGTCAAAAAACTAACAAAGAATACTTCACTGACATATATCCATTTATTTCTAAAGTTTGGAATAAATCAAATATCCCAAGTGGAGAATTAAATAATTTATTTATTGAAGTTAATCAAACCTCAAAGTCTTTATTCTATAATAGTATAACTAAAAAGATATCGAATTATAAATCCGCAGATACAATAGGTGATGGAGGAGATAAAAAATTCAATAGACCTTTTACTGATTTTTCTATTTTTAATAATAACGATAGTATTCCAGTAAACGCATTATTTTTATACCCAACAAAGACTAACCAAGTAAATCCATTCTATAGTTTAACTGAGGTAAAATTAGATTATTTAAATCACAATGGTTCTTTAACTAATTTACAAACAACTTCATTACTTAATACTCCTTTCTTTGTAAACGCAATTATGGGTGATATTACAAATCACATAAACGGTGCGTATTATCCTTATATTACTTCAGCTTATTTGTTCTTACAAAGTTTACCATATGCGACTCTTAGAGAAAAATATAAGTCAGAAATTGAAGGTAATTTTGAAATTGATTTAGATTTTATCGCATCAACCATGAAAAAATTTGGTTCGGTTCACTCATTACCGACAATGTGGATTTTAAAATTAGGGGCTATTTGGCATAGATATAAAATATGGAATGATAGTAATGTTGATATTTTAACTGATGTATGGACTAACATACCTAAATTAACTTACTATGACCCAGTAAATCAAAACCCAAATAAACAATATTCGTTTGTTCAGGTACCTAATGGTGATAACTTAACTTTTTCAGATGTTAATATCACATTACAAACTCAAATAACAACGGCAAATATTGTTACAAACATAATGAATGTTGGTTTTTATCCTGAGGTCATTAATAATTTTTATTATTTTATTTTTGGTGAAAAATTATATAATGATGTAAATGAAATTAATAGTTCATTACAAAATGCGATATCTCGAGGCGACATTTTTATATACTCACCATCCGAATCTAACATTAACCGAATTGCGTATAATTCAAATTTGAATAATTTGAATTTGAAAACATGGAGTGTTTTGTTTAGGGATAAAAACAACGAGGGTAATTACATTGTTTGTCCTTCTTTTGGTAGTGTTAGTAATCAGATTGAGTCGGAATGTTTTGATGGTCAAAACTTACTAACTAATGAAATTTATAATAACGATTCTGTTTTTGATGCGTCAATAAGAATCATGTGGGGAAAAAGTAATTTTGGTTATTTTGACTTAAATGCTATTTCAAAACCTGAACCAAACCAATACTTTAAAATAATTAATTCTAAATCTAAAAAACAAACTCCTGCTAATTTGAGTGGTGTTGAAGAATATACTACAATTGAAGAAATATTCTCAATATTTACCGCAGACCAATTAGATACATTAGAGAACAAATTTTTAGAATTCTGTAGACCAAACTACGGTTCACAGACCGAGTTTAATTTTCAAAACATCCTAAGTAAAACACTAAATTTTGCAACATCCCCAACAGGTGCGACTCAATATAATATTATTAAAGATGTCCAAAATGGACATAATAATTATGTTAGTTCTGAATTAACAAAATACATTAATAGAAACTCATTACTTAAAATCTCAAACCCTACAAATTTCAATATACAAGAGTTTAACTATTTTATAACAGGTTCTACGGCTATTGTAAATCAATTAGGGGATTTACCAAAATATAAACAGTTAACTCCTAACGCTTTACCATTTGATGGAGGTAATATAACATTAATTACATCCCAAACAAATTACCCTGAAGAATGGAAATGTCTTAAAAAATATGTTGGGTTTTCTTCCGTGTCGGCATTAACCTATACTGATAACGGTTCATACATAACGGACTTCTTTATTGACAATGATATTGCGTTTACTACTGGAAACACAGTAACTTTTCAAAATTTAATTAAGATATATGCTTCACAAAAATTAATAAAAGAGGTTAATAATAATACTGAATTTAAAGAAAAACTTAGGATATATTTTAATGATGTTTTAAAATTCCAAAATGTGTACTATAGGGATTTGTATGGTAAAATCAGAGGGTCACTAAGTAAAGACAGTTCATCTCAAAATAAGAAAAGTGATGTTGTTGGTGAATCTACAAAAATAGAATTATATGATAGATTTAAAGCTTTGAATGATAAATGGATTTCGGCAAACGATTATCGAAAAGTAAATCTATTTTCTGATGTTTTATTTTTGGATAGAGCTAATAGAGATATTGGTGACAAAGTTATTTTGGATGTTTTTAAAATCAAAAAATATCTAACTTCGGACCCAACAACAAATGTTGAAACAATATTAAGGTCCATATTCTTAGACAATAACTTTAATGTGATGAGTTTACCTAGTTATGTTAATTTCTACGGAATACCAACACCAACAGGTAATGATGTCAGAGATAGTGGATTAACAGGAAGTAATTTGGCTAATTATTTATTTAAAAATTATACTGAGGTTGATTATCAAAATTCAAGAAATAAATTATTGTGTTACTATTCATCACCATCATCGGAACATTTGGCAATCAGAAATGATGTTGGAGGTATTTTAAATGGATGGAATAATGACAGCTGGTATTTGGATAACCCAACGAATAATCCGGTAAATGAAAATCAAGACGGTAAAGATGATTTTGCGTTGTCTAATAAAGTTGTTGGTTTTTATGTTGATTTTGGATTACAAAATCAATCAGTGTTTAAAAACTTTTCAATACAACAAGACATTGGTAAAGCGACAAGTGAATCTGTTAAATTACTCTATGATATGAGAAATTTAAAAGATGGGACACAAAGTGCAACTCAAGATGTATCATTATATAATGTATATAAAAGTAGGGCGTATCAAGCGGAAATCATCAGTATGGGTAATGCAATGATACAACCAATGATGTATTTTATTTTAAGAAATGTTCCACTTTTTTCAGGGCCATATTTAATACAAAGTGTTTCTCATACAATAACTGATGGAAATTTTGAGACTAGATTTTCAGGAACTAGACAAAGGATTCAAGAATACCCTGTAGAAAACATTTTCCTACAAAACTTAAAAAATTCTTTTTTATCTAATTTAAAGAAAGATTTAAATCAGAAACAAAATAGTGAATCCGAGAATCCTACTAATATTATTGCGGCTAAAAATGAAATAACTAACTCAGTAAATCTAGATAAAAAACCATCACAAACTGAGATATGTACACCAAATGACCTTTATAGTTTCTTTGTACCTGTTACCCCAACTGAGATTACTTATAATTTCTTAGAAATTGGTACACATATTGTTAATTCAGGAATTCCTTTAGATATGAGAAGAGTTGTTTTTGCATTATTCTTCTTAGAATCTAAATTAGTTAACAATAATTCTTTAAGTTGTTTTAACTACAATTTTGCAGGTATACCTTTAAATGTTGATTTTGGTGGAAATCTTGCTCAGTTTTTACAGAAACAGTTTGTTTGTTTAACTGAAAAAGATACGACTACGGCATATGCGGTTTTTGGAAACATTACTAATTGTATTAATTTTGTTAACGCAAAATATCGAAACGGATTCAAAAATAGAATAACTAATTTTTCAGATATTGATGTGTTTAGTATTGGGTTCAGTAGGGCATACATTGAGATTTTCCCAAATGTTAAACCAAATAGTAATCAGTTTTTTAATGAGTATGTTAATAGTAATCAAGACATTTACAATCTTTTATTAGTTAAAGTGAGACAATCATTTGTAGTTGCACAAGCAATTGGATTGTAAATTAATAAAAAACGATATATTTATAATAAAAAAAACTATGGATGTTAAAACATTATTAGAAAATTATTTAGGTAAAAGAGCAAACATTACCGAAAGAGACCAAGGAAATGGTTTTAAAGAAGTTTGTGATTTAGATTCAGGAGAGTGTTACACAATCAGAATGAAGGATGGTTTGATTGAAAGAGTTGACAACACTATGATGTCAAACAGAAAAATTAATGTAGAAACTACTACGGGTATAAAACAATTATTAAACGGTTAAAATGAGTAAAGTATCAGGTGCGATTTTAGAAGAATTAAAAAAGTATAATAAAATTAATAATTATATTTTTGAACAAGAAACAGGTGAACTACCTCCACCACCAGTAGATGAATTACCTACGGATACTGTCCCTCCGGCACCTGAAGACACTGCAGCTCTTCCGGCTCCTGATGATACTACTGCGTCAACAACTCCTGAAGTAATTGATGTTGAAAATGACCCTGATGTTGAAAAATTGGATGATTCTGGTGAGACTGAAACCGAAGGTGGAGAAGAATTGGAAATTACTGATTTAGTTAAATCTCAAGAAACTATTGAGAAAAAACAAGAAGAATATTTTTCTAATTTATTTAACCAATTATCTTCTTTAGAAAGTAAATTGGGTGAAATGAATTCTGTATTTGAAAAATTAAATGATATCGAATCCAAAATTGAAAAGTATCGTGAAAAAACACCACAAGAAAAATTAGAACTTAGAAGTTTAGATTCAGGTCCATATAACCAAAAACTTACTGATTTTTTCCAAGACAAGGAATCAGATATGGAAAAATCAGGAAAAAACGAATATATTTTAACAACTGATGAAGTTGAGGACTACTCACCAGGAGAAATCAAAAAAACTTTTGACACTTATGGTAGCGAAGACGACTTCAAAGAAATAAAATACTAAGAAGGTATTTGACATTTACGGCTGACACACTTACATTTGTTTATTAACTATTAATTTATATATAACATGGCGACAAATTCATTAGATGCTGTTCTCGCTCAGTATGAAAAAGCGAAAGGTGGTTCAAACGGAGCCAACAAGATGTCTCAAGAAGACAGAATGAAAAAATATTTTGCGGCAATTCTAACGCAAAATGAAACATCGGGACAAAAGCGTCTTCGTATTTTACCAACTCCTGACGGTTCATCTCCATTTAAAGAGGTGTGGTATCATGAGGTACAGGTTGAGGGTAAATGGAATAAAATCTATGACCCAGGTAAAAACGATAATGAGCGTTCTCCTTTGACTGAGATTCACGACGAACTTATGTCAACAGGTAAAGAGTCCGATAAGGAACTTGCAAAATCTTACAAACCTCGTAAATTCTACATTGTTAAGGTTATTGACCGTGATAATGAAGCGGATGGTGTTAAGTTTTGGAGATTCAAACACAACTACAAGAACGAAGGTATCTTGGACAAAATCATCCCAATTTGGAAGGCTAAAGGCGATATTACTGACCCTGTAAATGGTCGTGACTTAATCATCGAGTTGGCTAAAGCAAAAACCCCAAAAGGTGCTACTTACACAGTTATCCAAACTGTAATGCACGATGACCCATCACCTGTTCACACAGACGCTGAGACTGCTAAGTCTTGGGTTGAAGACCCACTTACTTGGGCTGATGTTTACTCTAAAAAACCTGTTGAGTATTTGGAAGCAATCGCTCGTGGAGAAACTCCAAGATGGTCATCTGAATTAGGTAAATATGTTTATGGTGACGCCGCTTCTGAAATGAGTCTTGGTGGAAACATGTCAATTGTTGACCCACAAGCTGGTGACGAACCTGATGGTGATTTACCATTCTAATTTATACGGATGGACACTAACATAGACAAAGTGTCCATCCTTTTTTATTTTTATACAAACAATTTAAACGCATAGACATTTATGGCAATAAAGAAAAAAGAATTTTCATTAGATGCAATCAAAAACAAGTATTCTACAAAAACTAAATACAAAGACACGGATTTTTATGAAGTGGATGAAGCGTTCCATAGTGCTTGTGGTCTACCTGGTCCTGCTTTGGGTAACATCAATATGTTCCTCGGTCATTCAAACTCTTCAAAAACCACAGCTCTTGTTAAAGCCGCTGTTTCGGCTCAGAAGAAGGGGCATTTACCCGTTTTCATTATTAGCGAAAAGAAATGGTCGTGGGACCACGCCGTGGAGTTAGGATTGGAAGCTCAAATGTCTGACGGTGAATGGGACGGACAGTTCATATTCAACGACAACTTTGATTATATCGAACAAGTTACTGATTATATCAACGAGTTGTTGGACGAACAAGAAAAGGGTAATATTCCTTACTCACTTTGTTTCCTTTGGGACTCAGTTGGTTCAATCCCTTGTAAGATGACTTTCGATGGTAAAGGTGGAAAACAACATAACGCATCTGTATTAGCGGATAAAATTGGTATGGGTGTCCAAGCTCGTATTACCAAATCTCGTAAAGAAGATTATCCTTATACTAACACTATGGTTGTAGTTAATCAGCCTTGGGTTGAATTACCTGACAATCCATTTGGACAACCAACAATTAAAGCGAAAGGTGGTGAAGCAATGTGGTTAGCATCGGCACTTGTATTCTTGTTTGGTAATCAAAAGAATGCTGGTATTAATCACATTACGGCAACTAAAAATGGTAGAACGGTGTCTTACGCTATCAGAACAAAAATCTCAGTCTTAAAGAACCATATTAACGGTTTGGGATATAAGGATGGAAAGATTATTGCAACACCACAAGGTTATATTGCCGACACCAAAGAAGCTTTGGAAGACTACAAAAAACAATATTCACAATATTGGAACGCAATTCTTTCGGGTACTGGTGAAATCACTTTGGATGAAACCGAAGAAACTTTTGAAAACGAAAACGAACCATTTTAATATTTTTTTGTGAAAAAAACGCTCCTTGTTGATGGGAATAATTTGATGAAGATTGGGTTTCATGGTGTGAAGGATTACTTCCACAATGGAGAACATATTGGGGCAATTTATCACTTCATTAACACATTAAGAAAATTTATTGAAGAACAAAACTTCGATAAGGTAGTCGTGTTTTGGGATGGAGAGGACTCTACGAGTATTCGTGGGGTCCTTTACCCCAAATACAAACAAAACCGTAGATTAACTATGGAAGAACCTATTTTCATGTCTTATCTAAAACAGAAAAATAGGATTAAACAATATCTCGAAGAGGTCTATATCCGACAGATTGAAATTGCGGGTAGAGAAGCTGACGATTTAATCGCTCACTACTGTCATATATCTGAGAATGAGGAAAAATTAATTTTCTCATCAGACAGGGATTTAACTCAATTAATCTCCGAAAAGGTGTCCATATACTCACCTTCACTTAGAAGTACTTTTAAACACGGAGATAAGATTAAATTCGATAGTTTTGAATTCCCTCACTACAATGTCAAAACTTTAAAGATATTAACAGGTGATAAGTCTGATAATATTGAGGGTATCTATCTACTTGGGGAAAAAACATTAGTAAAATTTTTTCCTGAGATACTTGAAAAAGAAGTTTCTTATACCGATATTTTAACAAGAGCTGAAGATTTATTAAAGGAACAAAAAGATAATCAAACTTTAAAAAATCTTCTAACAGGTAAAACAAAATCAGGTATATTTGAAAACGAATTTTTTGAAGTAAATGAGCAAATTGTTGATTTATCAAACCCACTCCTCAAAGACGAGGACAAAGAAGAAATTTCCCAAATTGTCAATGAAACATTAGAAACCGAAGGGAGAAGTTATAAGAATATCATTCGTTATATGGTTGAAGACGGATTATTCAAATACCTCCCAAAGGGTGATGACTCATGGACATATTTTTTAAAACCATTTATGAAACTTACAAGAAAAGAAAAAAACAAAAAGTAAAAACTAAAAATTATGAAAGAACAGCAAGACATTACGAAACTGGAGTTTCTGATGACGGTGAACGACAACTTTATCGTTCAAAGATTTTTTAATGTGAAAGGTTACAACCCCTATTCAAAGAACTCAGTTGAGTTAATTGATTTGATGGAAGGGTTTGTAAATAAGTTAAAAAACAACTTCAAAATGAAGACCATGGTTTATATGACGGATAACTCATATGAAATTATGGAAAACCCTGAGGTGTTGAATACATCATTTACTGATGGTCCTGAGGTGTTTAACATCTATTTGAAAAATGGTAATAATGTTATGATGCATTGGACATTCGATGCTAAACTTTATCCACCAAAAGTTAGATACACAGTTGATGTTCGTCCTTTTTTGAAAGAAATTTTGAATTCATTGACTGATGTGTTCTCGACAAAAAAATTAACATACAACTACATGGGTTACTCCTTAGTTTAAAGATATTTAGTAAAAAAGAGGGATTATGGCGGACAAAAATTTTGAATACTTAGGAAATCAGTTTCAATTACAATTACTTAATCAACTTATTGTTGATAAGGATTTCGCCCATTCCATCGTCGAGGTTTTGGAACCATCTTACTTCGAAAACAAATACTTTAAACTTATAGTCCAAATGGTTAAAGAGTATTATCAAAAGTTTGAGCATTCGCCAAGTTTTGATACTTTAAACCAAGTTGCAAAAAGTGAAATTGGTCAGGAGTTATTGTTGAAGATAACTCTTGACACAATTTCTGATATAAAGAATGTTGATGAAAGTGGAACTCAGTTCGTTCAGGAAAAAGCCTTAAAATTCTGTAAGCAACAAGAATTACAGAAGGTGATGGAGAAGGCGAAAAAGATTATTGACCACGGAGAGTTTGAAAACTACGACACATTGGAGGAAATGGTTCGTGAAGCATTACAAGTTGGTAATGTTGATAGAGGGACCGGTGATGTGTTTGAAAATTTAGAAGATGTCTTAGCAGATGATTATAGACACCCAATCCCTATGGGAATACCCGGTATTGACAATTTGTTGAAGGGTGGTTTGGCCAAAGGGGAAATCGGTGTTATATTAGCACCCACAGGTGTTGGTAAATCAACACTTACTACTAAAATTGCGAATAATGCGTTTAATTTAGGGTTTAATGTTTTACAGGTATTCTTTGAGGACAACCCAAAGATTATTCAAAGAAAACATTTTACTTGTTGGACAGGTATTGCTCCTGATGACCTTAGTGCACATCGAGAAGAAGTGTTTAAGAAAATTGCGGAAATTGAGGAAAAGATGCCCAATAAGTTGATACTTAAAAAACTACAATCTGACACATTTACTATGAGTCAGATTAAGAATCAAATTCGTAAGATGATTGCTGATGGGACACATATTGATATGATTATTTTAGATTATATCGACTGTGTAACACCTGAAAAGGCTTTGGAAGATGAATGGAAAAGTGAAGGTTCCGTGATGAGAGCGTTTGAAGCTATGTGTCACGAATTAAATATTGTTGGATGGACCGCAACACAAGGTAATAGAAGTTCAATATCTTCTGATGTTGTAACTACAGACCAAATGGGTGGTTCAATTAAGAAAGCACAAGTTGGTCATGTCATTATTACTGTGGCGAAATCATTACAACAAAAAGAATTAAACCTTGCAACAATTGCCATTACAAAGTCTCGTATTGGTAAGGACGGGGTGGTATTTGAGAACTGTAAATTCAACAACGAAATGTTGGATATTGATACAGAAAGTTCTGTTACATTCTTGGGACTCGAAGAACAAAAAGAGGAACAAAAAAGAAACAGAATTAAAGAAATTATGGAACAAAGAAAACAAAAACAGGTATAATTATTAAAACAGAAGAAAAAAAAATTATGGAAAAAATATTAAAAGAGAACCCAAACCGATTTGTGATTTTCCCAATCCAATACAATGATATATGGGAATATTATAAAATGCACCAAGCGGCATTTTGGACCGCAGAAGAAGTTGATTTAAGTGGTGATATTAGAGATTGGGAAAATCTTTCAGAGAATGAACAATATTTTGTTAAAAATATTCTTTCGTTTTTTGCGGCATCGGACGGTATTGTTAATGAAAATTTAGCAGAAAACTTTTATAGAGAAGTTCAATACCCTGAAGCAAAATTTTTCTACGGTATGCAACTTGCGATGGAGAACATACACTCATTGATGTATTCATTATTGATTGATACATACATCTCAAATGAGGAAGAAAAGAACAAATGTTTCACTGCATTAGATAACCTACCCGCAGTTCAAAAGAAAGCCAAATGGGCTTTAGATTGGATTGAGAACGCATCTTTCCAAGAAAGACTTGTGGCATTTGCGGCAGTGGAAGGCATTTTCTTCTCAGGCTCATTCTGTTCAATCTTTTGGTTAAAGTCTCGTGGAATTATGCAAGGTCTATGTAACGCAAACTCTTTGATTTTCAAAGATGAAAACTTACATTGTGATTTTGCAATCCACTTGTTAAATAACCATGTTGAAAACAAACCAAGTGAGAAGAGAATTAAAGAAATTCTTTTATCAGCCTTGGAAATTGAAAAAGAATTTATTACAGAATCATTACCTGTTTCATTGATTGGTATGAACCAAAATTTAATGAAACAATATTTGGAGTTTGTGGTTGATGGATTACTAGTTAAATTGGGATGTAAGAAACAATTTAATGTGGAACAACCATTCAAATTCATGGAGCAAATTGCCGTTGAAACAAAGGGTAATTTCTTCGAGTCGAGAACAGTTGAATATCAAAAAGCAAAATTAAATGAGTCTCTCTCATTTACTGATGACTTTTAATTTACTATCTTTTTAAACTATGATGTCACTTAGAATTAAAAAACGAAGCGGAGACGATGCGTCGTTCAATCCGCAAAAAATTTATCAAAGAATTAAACGAGCCTCAAAAGGGTTGAATGTTAATTCTGATGAAATCTTTATTAAAGTAATCACATCAGTTCCAACTGAAGGGGTTATTACTACTAAAGATTTGGATA